ACCATGCTCTCGATGACATCATATTTTTCTTCAGGTACGGATACATAATGTTCTTCAAAAAGATTCTTCATTCCTTCAAGGAATGATTCTGTCATCTCAGTCTTAAGTCCAGATTCGACTGCAATTTGATTTTCTTGCAACCATTCGTCAGCAACATACTCAAGGTATGCGTCAACTCTTTCTTGTAACTCAGACTTGATAGTGGCAACTTCTTCTACAAGTTGCTCTTCGTATTCAGTTTTTACCGCCTCTTTGACTTCAGCAAGTTTTGAATTAATTGCTGCTTCAAAGATTGTTCTTGCCTTTGATTGAAACTCTTCAGAAAGTTCTTCGCCTTCAAAGAGTGCTTTTACATCTGCTTCGATGTCAAGTTTTTCTTCTTCAACGACTTCCTCTTCAGTTGTTTCTTCTTCAGCAACAACTTCTTGAGTTTCTTCGACTTCTGCAGTTTCCTCTTCAGAAACTACTTCGTCTGCGGAGACTTCAGGATCTTCAGCGACTACATCGCCTTCGACATTCTCCTCTTCTTTCATACCCGTTGGCATTGGATCTGCAGGCTTAGCACCTTTAGTCACAATATCCTTTACCTGTTTTAAGGTTGTGCCGGGTGTTTTCAACTTATTCGAGTCATCATCAGGACGTGAATTTTCAGGAGTAGGCCCTCCTAAATCTTCAACAGACCCTTGACCCGGTGTTGAAATGGACAATCCCTTTTGCTGTGGATCAGCTGGTTTTGCCCCTTTGGTTACTACGTTTTCCATTTCTTGTAAATTTGTACCAACGGACATGTATTAGATCTTAATAAATCTATATTTATTTATAGAACTTAAAGATTTGATAAAAAATCATTGAAAAGACTTAATTTATGCTCTTCAAGGCTTTTTTGATCAACGAGTGTATTAATTCTCTTTTGAGTTCTTTCTGCAAGTTGTTCACGGAGAATTCCTCCATCCCAAATCCATTCCTTTCCTTCCATAATTCCAGAAACAAATGCATCAGGTGCTGATGGATCAGCAACAATGTCAGCAGCAGTTGCTAACATAAAATCTTCACCTACGACTTTACATCCAGATGCATGATCTTCTTTTAAAGAACCAACTCCACGAGACGAGACTCCGAGGGTAACACCTTCAGATATGAGAGATTTTGCAATCTTACCCATTGGTGTTTCTAAGAGTTGTGCCTTACCAATAAAGTTATTACCTTCTCGACGAAGTGATGTAATTTTATGAGATACTCGATCTAGGTTTACAGTTGGGCCTTCGGGATGTCCAAGTTCACCAAGTGCTCTACCTTTCTGAACAAATGCCTCATTGTATCTACCAACCTCTTTTGAAAGAGTATTAATAGGATACATTCTGCCATTACGATTTTTTAGGTCGCCTTGCAAGAAGACACCTTCAATGTACATCTTCTTTTTAGCACCTTTTCCCTCAGTTATAAATTTAACTTTAGAGACTTCTTCTGTGATTAGTTTCATAGTCCTAATTTGTAAATCCTACTTTTGCACCTTTTATATCAGTTCCAGAACCAACAAAAACAACATCTGTTGGATTCTTTTCTAAGATTTCGGTTTGACCTGCTAATAATGAAAAGGTTCCTATAGTAGCAGAACCACTGTTATTTTCAGCAACAGTAATAGTTCTACCAGTGCTGCTGCTACTGTTTACTAAACGAACGCAAGTTGCGTTGCTAAAACTAGTAGCAGCACCAACTGTATTTGGTACAGTAATCTGTGTTCCTTTAATTAATAACCTAGACATTATTCTTCCTCTTGTGGTTCAGTATCTACCTCAATTTCATCCTCAATTTCATTATCAAACATAGATGCAGAAGCAGTTGGTCTAAGACCCTCTACTTTCTCTGCAGCCTTTTGATATATTGCATCTTTTAGACTATCAGCAATCTCCGCAGGAGATGCATCAGTCGCAATCGCATCAATAATGTCGTCCATATTTTATGATAGGTATATATTTTATTTATATCTCTGCCTTTTTGGTATCATTTCCAAATTGAGCATCAGTTACTGCACCTTGTGATTCTAAATCATCTTCAACAGGAATATCACCTAAATCTCCACCACCACCTTCAAGTGGCTCACCTGTAATTGGATCTACTGAGTTTGGATCTGGAAGAATACCATCCTTAATTTCTTGTTGAATTTGTGCATCAATTTCTTCAATCTCAACATCAGTTTGACGAAGAACTTTCTTACGAAGATATTCAGTTGAATAGTACTTACCAAGATATGGTTCTACAGTTGCTGCAAGACCTAATCTCTCATTCATCATTTCAGATTCTTTAAGTTCTGCAAACTGATTATCATATAAGAAATCATACTGAATATGATCACTTAATGTATCCCAATCTTCTGGAGTGATGATATTTTTAAGAATTAATTGTGTTCTTAACATGTCATTGAACATGTTACCAAATCTCTTACGTAGTCTTCCTACAAATTTAGAGAACTTAAGTTCATCTCTTAATATCTCAGAAGATCTTCCTAAATTGAATCCACCTTCAGATGCGATTCTTGATTCTGGAACTCCTAATGCACGATATAATTTTTTCTGGAAATATTCTATATCAGATAGTTCGCCTAGATTTTGGCCACCGGGAAGTGTTGAGATTTCAGTTCCACGACCACCCTCTCTTCTAGGTAACCAGAAATCTTCCATCATTGACATAAACTTACGATCATCACGAACTTCACCAGTTTGTGCATTGTAAGTTAGTTTATTTCTATAGCGAGACATTACCTCTTTTAGGTATTGTTCTGCTTTTACTTTTGGTAGATTACCAACATCAATATAGAATATTCTTCTTTCTGGTGCTCTTGATAATCTGTAGATAACAAGAGAATCCTCAATCATTCTAAGTTGATTAAGTGCCTTGATAGCCTTATGAAGATATGATAAACAAGTTCCTTTATTGCGATCAAACAATCCAGATGTTACATATGTGATTGAATCCTTTGCAATTTTAATTGACTTTGACTTACCAGTTGCCTGTGGGGAATATACACCCATAGGATAATTTGGTTTTGGAGTATAGATGTAATACTCTTCAACTTCTGGATATGCTTCTTTGGTTATATCTCTAAGATTATTAACATCAATTAAACCATTTCCTCTCTGATTTTTCTTCTTCTTTTCTTGTCTGACATATTTCATCTTCATCGGATCAATATATCTCAGTTCTTGTATTCCATCTTGAGGTCTTTTTACATCGATGACCTTCATGTAGAACAATCTTCCGTCAATATACCAATTCCTAAAAATTTCGTGAGACTTCTTATCGAAGTCCATAATTTCTTTAAGGTGCCTAAACTCATTACGAATTTTATCTTTTAAACCGTCACTTGCATTTACATTTGACAATTCTATTTCAATCGGTGAATCGTATAGATCACTTACAATAGCCTCATTAACGACATCTTCAATAGCATTATCCGCTTCAGGATGTAGTGCCATCTCACGATATCTTTTAATAAGATCATATTCTGTTTTATATACTCCTTCTATATCAACATACTGTCCATAGAAACCAGACTGTATAAAATAGTCAACCCCGTCCTCATTATTTTGAGGAACGGGTGCAACTACTGAGTCAGCTTTCTTATCTGAGTCGTCAATGGAGAAACCAAAAAGTTTAGGCATTGTATAACGTCTTTATATTCTATTATACACTATTTATCAAAAAAATCAATAGTTTAATTGATTGCCTCACCGCCAGCGTTAGCTCCGATGCCCTTGAGTGCTTCCCACCACTGAACTTGGAATTCAACGGTAAACTCTTCTACACTGTCCACAGTTTCATAACTGAGGTCAACTGCACTGATATTTGTTGGGAACACATCATGGAACTTATAGGTTCTAAGTGTGGATCCGTCACGGTCTAATTGATGAACATAAGCATCAGGTTGATACGCTGCTGGATCTTGCGCTCCAGTTGCATCTTCCATTTTGTTTATAAAGTTCATCCATTTTTCTACTGCGGAACGGATAGAGAAGTCAACGTCATTAATTACGGTGACTGTCCATGTATCGAAGGTTCTATCACCAGCAATCTTTAGAATCCTACCCCTGAAGTTAACTTCAATGGGTGTGATGTTAGATGCTGGTAACTGAGCAGCTTTAACCAAGAACCTTGATTTTTCTTTAACGTCATTCTCAATCGCGATTGGATCAGGGAAGACGAGTTCCACCTCAAATAGATTCGGTCTTGCACCGCCACCGGCCATCTTGCTCTTGAAGTCGGTGATCGTTCTAAGTGGTGGTCTGTTAAATTGGGTTGCCATTTTTCTTTAGTCCTTTAATTAAACAGTTCCAATAACTTCATCGAACGAGATGCCAGTTCTTGTGGCAACGAAGGTAAGACCAATAAAGTTAATTGACCTTGCAGGTTTAATGAAGATGTCTGCGACAAACTCATTACTATCTATGATGGCAGCAGTGTTATTTGTTTCATCACAAACAACTCTGAAGTCAAAGATACCTCGTTTGGACTGAACATCACGAAGGAATGGTTCAACAATATTCACAAAGTTAGTTCTTGTGATTTCGTCATTGAACTCAAAGAGTTGATCTTTAGCAGCTGCTGAGATTGCTTCTTCAATGAAGATGAACAATCTGCGAACGTTGATACGATCAAATGCAGATGCTTTTCCAAATCCAGTCTTATCACCGAATAGAACTATGCCAGCTCCGGGTGAGAAGATTACAGGGTTGATTCTATTTCCGTAGAGAACATCTCTCTGTGCTTGGTTTGGTGTATACGCAAGTTTAACTGCATTGAGGATTGCACCTCTTGCTGTTCCTGCTGGTGAGAACCAAGGGAAATTGTTGATATCATTTCTTGCACATGTTCCAGCAATGTCACCATTTAATGGTACATATCTGAATGTGTCAGAGAATCTATCGAACATATACTTGTATCCACTATCGAATACTGCATATGTGGATGATGTAATTGGAGCATAGAATCCAACCACATTATCTGTGATGTCAGCAGCAGAATTAACTGATCCTGTTCCAACAGCAGAGTCATTTAGGAATGATCCTCTGTTTGGTGAGATGAATGCTACTACATCTTTTCTTATCTCAGCGATTGAAATAAGTTTATTTGCAATTGCTTGTGCTTCATGCTGTGGGTAGTTTGCAGAACCCATGAGTAAGAAGTCAATATCAAATTGATCCTTATCCTCAAACAAGTCGTAACCAGCAGTGATGCCACCTACACTTGCATTCATCGCACCAGCAGTTTGAATACCAGTTTGACCGTTGTAGTTCTTACCACCTTGAAGTGTTAGAGTTTGTACTCCACCACCAGCATATGTTATACCTTGTGCTTCTTGATCCCAACCATTGTCGGTTTCTTTCGTAAACCCACCAAATTCAAATGATGCAGTTGTGATACCAGCAGGGCCACCCATTCCAAAGATATTATCTGAATTGTTGTACAGATACTTTCTCCAGTATGATGGTGATCCAGCAGAGAACTCAGCATCTTTCGCTTTTGAAAGTGATAAGTGCTTCTCAAGGATTGTTCCTGCATTTCCTGTGACAGATCCTTTATCGTCTATAACAACGACATGAACCTCGTCAAATCTTGAACTTCTTGCTCCAGCAAATGCAGAAGTTCCAGGCCTTTCAGCAACATTGTTCCAACTAATAGTTGAGTTACTTAGGTTAATCTTCTGTTGATCAAACCAATCTATAGGTGTAGTTGCAGTTGTAGTTGAACCACCACCAGTATTAGCAGCCATTCCGTAACTAATAACTCCACCAGTGAATTGATAAACACCGTTTGGTTGATAATCCTTAGATGTTTCAATACCAGCAGCAGATACATGTGCTACGAATTTGACACCAACAGTTGTTGTATTTACTTCCGTGATGATACCTTTAAAGTATCCATCAAGTAGTGATGTTGATCCTGCACCGGGCAGAACTGTTCCTGAAGGAACTGCTTGAGTAACACCAACTCCAACTGTGAGTGTGCTTATACCAGCTGTAAATTGCTGATCAGCTTTACCATCAATGATGGCAACTTTTAGATCATTTGCCCATGATCCGGGGTTTCTTGCAGCAACGACTGTGTTGCTGAGTGCATTGAGATCATAACCCTTATTGTTATAATCCTCCGTGCTTAATATTTTTATCTCAGGTGATCCGTCGTCAGTTGCATTTTTGAGATCATCATCGTCTGATCTTACAACACTTAAGATACCTCCATATGAAAGATATGAAGAGGCAGTTAACCAGTACTCATAATGTTTGTCGATGTCAAGTGGTTCACCGAAGTTATCAATTAAGTCTTGTTCGTTCTCAATTGTAGTTGGCTCATTGATAGGCCCTTTTTGAAAAGGTGCAACAAGACCAGCGGCCTTTGTAGTTGCTGTATCAACTCTACCAATCGTAAGGTCAACTTCTCTTACAACGAGTCCCGGAGATGCTAAATTTAGAGGCATCTTGTTTTCTCCGTAATGTCCAGAATTAATCTGAAATTATTTATTAAAACCTATGTTTTTACTGGGGAAACTATGCATGAACTACCAGTCTGGATAGGCCCAATTATTTGATTTACCCTTATTTTTCTTCACACGTTCAATAGTACATGTCTTACATTCGTATGAATATGCAGATACCATAGTTCTATTTTTTCTTGTTAAATAGTAGTCATCTGTTAAATTTTTTATTTTTCCACACGATCTACACTTTCTTTCTGTAAATAATAATTCACCAAGATCTAATTGATCATCTATGTCTAAATCCATTATAAAACTTGAATTACTCCATAGCAATCAGGAATCTCATGCATCAATTTACTTTCTATACCTTGCTTTAGTGTAATAGCACTCATTGCACAAGTAGAACATGCACCACCTAATCTTACTTTAACAAAATTTGTTTCATGCTCTATTTCTACAAACTCCAACCATCCACCATCCGCTTCTATGTAAGGTAAGAGTTCTTCTAATACTCTAATTACATTTTCTTCAGTTAATTCCATATGTGTCGCCAAATAATGTTGCCTTTTCAAATAATTATATTGATTTAATTCATCTTCACTCAATTCCATCAGAATCAGGCTTTCCTAATGATTTATATTCTAATTGTTTTTTAAGAAAAATAATCTCACTTTTCATTTCATCATTTTCCTTTTCTAAGATTTCTATGTGTTCTTGATAAATGATGTTCATTTGTTTTAGATTAGATAGTTTAACTTCTATATCCCAGTCCACAGCATATCACTTTCTTAGTTATTTACAAGTTTAATATTCTCTTTATGTTATTTTGTTACATATAATCCCACATGTATGATCTATCACCATACTCATCAACTTTCCATACATCACCAGATTCATCCACAAAACTTGCATCATCTAATCCATCATTAATGAATCCAAATGGAGCCATATCCTGCTCTATTTGATTCCTTTGTTCCTCATATAATCTTTTTCTTACATCATTATCAGTCATTTCTTTGAAATAATCCTGTGCAACTAACCAAGCAAATATTACAAGACACATTGCTAAATCATCATTACACCCCTCCTCAGCCTCAAATGAATTTGCTTTTTGGGAAAATGTTGTAAGTTCTGATATTACCTCATAATCTTTAACTATTATTTTATCATCTTCTAGTAATGTTTTTAAATTGGAGCATCCTAATTTTTTAACAGCAGAAGTTGTTCTTACACCAAGTTGAGTTTTCTTTCCAGAAAAACCAGTTCCAACAATTTGACCGTTGCGACCTCTCATAGTTGCCATTAACAAATTTTCATATTCAAGATCATATTGAAGAATACTTGCAACTTGATCTCCAATATCATTTACTTCTATTAGTAGATATGCCTCATTATATCCTTTTGCCACATCATGTATGATGTTAGGAAATAGCATGGGTTTTATTTCATTATTTTTATATTTTGCTACGACATTATATGGATAATTTGTAATATCAAAGACAATAAATGCTGAATAATCATTTCCTAATCCACGAGCCACATCCACTGTTATTAGATAATTATGATCCTTTATGGGATCCTCATGTATATCTAAACCAGCATTTTTAGTCTTTGGTTCTTCATAAACTAAATTTTTTAATTTTGCAGGATTAATAAGTGTATTAACAGATCCTAAAAATTCACATTCAAACTCAACCTTAAATTGTGCTTCTGATGTGTTTGCAATTGTTTGTTCTTTCCAGACTTGATCTCTGCCCGGAACTTCTGACCAATGAACATCAGTTGGAACATATTCATTCTTACCTCTTTCAGCATCATGCCACATCCGATAAAAATGATTCATACCCCTTGGGGTAGATACAATAATTACCTTAGTACTTTGTCCAGACGAGATAGTAGGATAAACAGAGGCAAAGAAGTCATCAGCAATGTGATTCGGGATGAAAGCGAACTCGTCAAGAAAGATGACATTATAGGATCCACCTCGGACAGCAGATGAAGAAGTAGAGTTTGCCGAAATTTTTGATCCATTTTCTAATTCTAAAGATCCTTTATTCCATGCAATTATACCTTGTTGCATCCATCTAGGCAAATTTTCATATGCAAGTTGCAATCTGCCAAGTAAATCTCTAGCAGTGGACGCTTTGTTCGCCAAAATAGCAATGTTGACATTATCATTAAAAACTGCGTAATGCAACAAGTATGACACACAAGTGGTAGATTTACCAGTCTGACGTGGCATTTTACAGATATTAAATCTACTTTCGTGGAAATTTTGTATTAATTTTTCTTGGAAAGGATATAAATCAAAAGGAACAAGACCCTCATCAAGAGATACTATTTGTATATACTTTCTTGCAAAATAAACGGGATCTTCTTTACAGCGAACAAACTCAACAACTTGATCTTCTGTAAAGTTGATCGCTGTATTAGCTTTCTTTAGATTCGGATTTCCAAGGTAAACATTATCAGACATAATTTAATCAGCAGTTCCACTTACGAAGTGACTTATTAATTCTTGAATCTGGATCTCTTGCTGTTTTTGCTGATGTAAGTCTTTTCTTCATACCTTTCATTCTAGCACAGAATGACTTTCTTCTGTTTGCTGATTTTGATCCTTTCTTCAACTTAGATGGTTTAGTTGTCACAGCAGTCTTCAACTTAGAACCGGGATTTGCTGCACGATATGATGCAACACCTTTTGCATTCAATCCACCTGATTCACTTTTTCCTTCTTTTCTTTGCCAAGCAGGGCTCTTGCCCTCTTCAATCTTTTTTACGTAATCCCTACCCTCATCATCAGAAATGTTTTTTTCAATATCATTAAGAACTTCCTCTCTCCAGTTGTAAACTGATTCTGAGACCTTTTTCTTCACACAGTTTGGATATCTCTTACCAAACATAGTCTTCATACCTTTCTTCTCATATCCAGCCCAACACTTCTCATCTAATTCAACTTCTTCCTTTTTCAATTGATATCCATGAGGAATCTGACCTTTTGCTGCCTTAATCCTATCCTTTATTCTAATTGGATTACCACCGGGGCCTCTAGGAACATCCTCCGAGATACCTGCTTTTCTCAAACGTTTTGCCTGACTCTTATGCATTTCAACTGCCTTATCCAATTCTTTAGCAATCTTCTTCACATTGCTTGGAGTATCATGCTTTTCAATAATTTCCTCTTCGCTTAATCCTTTTTTTATACCTTTGTAAGCACCTTTTGCTGCACCCTTTAAAGCACCACCAACTGCACCTGCTGCTCCTCTAGCTGTTGCAGCTGCAACTTTTTTAACACCTTTACCTACAAGTTTTAATGCCTTTTTTCCAACTTTTTTAGTTTTCCTAGCAACTGCTCTATTAACTCTATCATCAAGTTTGTTAAACTTCCTAACACCAGATTCTACACCTTGAGCAGCTTTAACTAACAAACCCTCTTCAACCTGCTTAGTTCCCTTCCAAACACCATTTTCATTTGTAATTGGTTGTAAGTTATCAGGCCCAATTATATCAACCACACCTGCGATTGTTTTACCATCTGAATTTTGTATTTCTAATCCTTCTGATTTATTACCCCAGTTTGCAGCACCGACTTTACGACACTTAACTAATGCACCAGATGCATATGCACTTGGCCATACCGAATATCTTGACTTAACCTTATGATAGCAAGCATCTTTTGATCCACTACTCTTTCCTTTCTTATCTTTTACCTCACTTAAAATATCGTATATTGTTCCTGTCTCTGAACGATATTTGTCTTTTGGATCTTCAATAATATACTCTACAACCAACTCATCTCCTTCTTCTACATTATTCTCTGCGAACCAACCACGATTTACTTCAATTGCCAACTCAATAGCACCATCAGAATACACAGGATCATAATCCTTTGGTTCTAATGATTTTATACTTTCAATAATCCCATCCTTTCTAACGAAAGCAACTTCAAGTGGTATTGTTGTCTCAGTCATATGGAATGACTGTTGTGCAATACGATCAAATACAAATAGCATACCGCTATTTTCTTTTAAACTTTCACGGAACATCAAACCTTGTTTAAAATCATTTTGACTCTTGGGAACCTCTAGTCGTAGAGGTAGAGTTGTGTATTGTTCTTTCATTTTTTTCTTAGGATCAGTTGAAACCATTGTTGGTGCTGCTGCACTTGATTTTTGTGGTTGATTAGGGTCTTTTGCTACTTTTCTTCTTCTTGCACTATCTCTCTCTTTTTTACTCATAGATGCTCTCTTCGATGATGAAGTGCATTTAGGAGTTGTATTTTGTCCGGGCTGGCGAGCACATGGTTTCCCGTCATACTTTCCACCCACTTGAACCCAACCTTTAACTTTTCTACCAGATTTGGTTGTACCACTTGACTTTCCAAACCATGCTCGAAGACCTTCTTCGTTTACCTCTTTACTATCAAGATAGTCTGCAGCAGTATCTAAGTAATCAGATGCTTTAGTTATCTTTGATTGAACCCACGCTTTGAAATTTTTCTTACTACGAGAATGTTTTACAATGCGTTTGGATGCTCTTCCTGCAGTTTTGAGTTGATTACGAATCATCTCTGGTTCATGATCACTATCCTTAGTTTCCTTCATAAGAAAACCATCATCACGAACAGTATGTCCATCAGGAATGGGCATACATTTTTTCTCAGTGTTGCAATAGTAGTATCCTTTTTTACAGGATTTCATTATTCTGCAGTTTTTGTATCATTATTATTTAGAAAACCTTTCTTTAGTAACTTTGAGAGTTCTGTCGTAGACCCCACAAACAAAGCATTATTGGTGACATTTCCTTGTGTTTTAGTAATATCCTCATCAATTTCTTTGACCTTTTTCTGTAAGTCCATTAGTTTATCTGTGCTATCAGCAACAGATTTAATTAATTGGCCTGCAACTTCATATGCTCTTGGACTCGCACTCTCTCCAGCAAGTTCCATAATTCCATTAATTGCTTCTTGTCCTTTTTCAATCAATGAATATAATTGACCTCTTGTATAATTATAGTCTTTTTCAACATCATCCTTCTTAGGTGTAATATCAGTTGCAGAATCACTCTTTCTTGCACATCCACCCTCTTGTATAATATCAGTTTCTACGTTAAGTGATTTTTCAATACTACCAAAATCTGTGTTCATCATGAGTCTGTCCTTGTAGCAGGATTAAATGAAAGTGAATCTGTAAAGATGCTTGATGTTTCACTAAATCCGAAATCATCTCCAACATCAATTAGATTATCGTCTGCTGTAGTTAATTTATTAATCTTTGTATTTTCAGGATGTGTTGCCTTAATTGTTTTACTATATCCTCTCCTGACATTCAATGATGTTGCATTAGGTATTTCCTTAATTAACATTACCTCACTATCAATTACAATACGATCATTTACAGCAAACTGTGAGGAATCATTAACTGTGAAATTAGTTGCTGATTTATTCAGTTCAAATGTTAATACAGCAGTATTATCATTGTCATAGTCCTTAACTGCTTGTGGAGTTGTAACATACCTGAGTTCTCTCCTTGCATTCTCTCTGTCCATATTTGTATGATAATCCACCTGAACTTTTTTGATGAGTCCTTCTGGAGTATCTGCGACTGGGCCAAATAAGAATGTTTTTGCAGTAAAATTGAGTGTATATATTAGTGCTCTTCTGGTAGCAAAATCTCCCTCATAATCATCTTGGAATCCAATATTATCCAACACAACACTTATATCTCTTTTTTCTCCGATTACTTTTATCAAATCTATTGATAGATTGAATGATGGTTGAAAGAACGGTAATATTTGCTCTAAAATTTGTAAACCATCATCGTTTAATTTAACAAGTATATTTAATTCAAATCCTATATTGTAAGGCACAGGCATGAATACTTTTCTTAAATTCGTTCCGTCAGATGCCTTGAATGTTTGAGTAACACTTGATTTTCTTGTTGGATCATAAACCAATGTCGTCATCTCAAATGACATTCTTGGTAAACTAATTTGTGTTGCTCTATTTAATTCTGGTTGTTGTTCAATTCTTGCCAAAAACTTCTGCATTGGGCCATATGCCAATGCCACTTTCATATCACTAATAGATTTTCCAGCGTTGTCTTTATGTCGAATATGAATATCATTAAACAGTGTTCCAAATGAAATGACTGTTTTTCTAAGTATTTCGTGATAAAAATATGTGCCTAACATTAGTAAGTACCAAATGGATTAGTTTCTGCAAAATCAATGATAGAATCTGCTTCAATTTCAAATTCGTCATTTTCAGTGTATTCATCATATATATCTCTCTGATCATATTCACGTATGTTATAAGTGACAAATTGAGTGGTTCCGAAGGATACATTTACAGTTGTAGAACTTGAATTTACAGTTCTTTGTGACAGGGTTACTGTTCCTGCACCAATAGATAAAACTGTTCCTCCAGCACCTATAACATTATCGACTGCTGAAATTGCAGCACCAACCACAATACTTGAAGTATTGATTCCAATTATTGATGTGCTAACTCCAACAGTGGCAGATTTAGTGCTTGTAGTATTAAAGAATACTGTATTTGATCTAATACTTTCTCCGGGAATGAATCCACTGATAGTTGTTCCAATACCGACATTTGATACTTTGAGAATCTTCGTATCTACATCCCATGATTTAACTCTTGCCTCTGTAAGTGATGTTTCACCAATAACGAGATCATTGATTAAGAAATTACCACGACCAATAATAATATTTGGGTCACCAATAGTAACTGATGGTGTGGAGGTATATCCAGAACCGGGATTCGTAATACGGAAAGATTGTAATTGAGTATTTCCTGCATTAATAATTGCGGTGGCAGTAGCAGTAGTTCCAATTCCAGGCCCTGCAATCGTAACTGATGGTGTAGTTGTGTATCCAGTTCCTTCATCAGTTATGTTTAGTCCTATTACACCTTGTCCAACCGTTACAATTCCACATGTTGCAATTGCACCACTACCTCCACCACCTATAATTCTTATACTTGGAGCAAATGTATATCCAGATCCGGGATTTATAATAACAATTTCTTTAACGGAGAATACACCTGCTCTTTCAGTCGTTATTGCAACTGCAGATGCGTTTGCACCACCAGCGACCCTATTAGTGCCTATAGCAACTGTTGGAGTTGATGTGTAACCACTACCATCATTTAATACTGTAATACCACTTAGATATCCTGATGAAGCAGAGATAGATGCCGTGGCTGTTGCAGTTTGTCCCGATCCAACAAGATTCAATGTCGTTATGAATCCTACGTCCTCAATTTCCTCATCAATTGCCTGAATACCAGTATCAATAATTTCATCCTCATATTCAAATAGTTCACATTGAAGTTCATAAACATAATTCTTACCTAACTGATAGAAAGGTTTTTCATGTTCTACAAACTTTACTTCAAATAATCTACCTCCTAGTGGAAAATAAACTAGGTCACCTTCACGAGGTCTTGTTGATAATTCATAATCATCTGCATCCATAAAAGGTGCTATAAAATCTTCAAACCTTTCTCTTGATATTGTTAATGTAACTTCATCTCTCAAACTTACACCAAACTTAGTCATTACATCGCCAGCACCTGAATATCCTTCATAGGTATTCAAATATGCTTCAATCAAAAAATTATCATCAAACTTTGATGACTCAACTTCCTCTATAATAGATCTTTTATTTACAAATTTTCTAGGAATATATGTTACTTCGACACCATAAATCTTCAGTTGTTCATTGATGATATCCTGAACTAACCTTTGTTCACCTTGAGATCCTTGTAGAAAAAACGGATTTAAAGCCATACATATCACCCAATAAAGTCAAGAGGTGGTAATTCGTATTCCTCTTTTAACTTGGTTAATGCAAATTCTAAGTCTCTTTGACCATCTTCATATATTTCTCTACCATTTAATTCTAATCCACCGGGTAATTTAACTCCTCTAAATTTAATTAAATTTTGTCCCCACTGACGTTTCATAGTTGCAGTCAAATACATCTTAAGAAACATATCATTATAGACTTTTGTAAAATCATCAGGATCTAATATTCTTTGACAATCTATTACTATAAAATCACCTTCTCTAACAGAATTCCAATCCATATCAAGATATAGACGATTCTGTTTCTTATTAAAACGTATTTGTTTATCTGGTGTTAACAAGAAATCAATATCCTCCAGATAACTCTTAACCATTGAAAATTGAAGAAGTTCAACAGAGTTAAAATAGTATAAGTCATTTAAAAATAATTGATATTTAATACTAAACATTCCACCAGAGATGGAACTGCTATCAAATTTGAATATTTTTTCTATACCAATAACTGAATCAGGAACTTGAATAAAGTTAGAATTTTCTACAAAACTTGTAGTTGTCGCACCATATCCACTTATAGCAGTTGAAGTACCTGTGGTAGTTACAATACCTGCAGTAACATCTGCATCAGTTTCTGAAGTTGCTTTTCCTCTATCAATTTCATCTTGAGTAAACTCATGTTTAAGGAACATCTCCTCAACACCATCAAAATGTCTTTCATTAAAATATTGTAAGGCATCATCTACCAGATCATCAATTTGATCATCATCAAGATTTATCTCAAGAACAGGTGCACCTAATTTCCTGAGAGAATAATCAATGAGTTGTTGTCTAGTAGCTGGTTTTGCCATTATTCTGCTTCTACCTCAGATGCTAGATTTTCGTACTTTTCTTGCCACTCAAGTTTTTCAGCCATAATTTTTCCTTTTTCATCAGTATAGTCTTGCATAATTGATAATAATTTCGCTTCCAAAAGTATATTTTGGTTTGTTAATGTAGATATTTTTTGATTATAAATTTTAATCAAAGTGTTCACATCAACGTCATTATTTTGATTGTTCATGATTTTTAGAATGAGCCACCATCAATCGTAGTGGTATACATTGGTTTACTAGTATATGTAGTCGAAACATTGGAAGGTACTTTTCCAGTCGTCGCTCCATTTAGTAATAGTTGAGCAGAAGTATTGAATGTTCCTTCAACACCGATCAATGTCACAGAAGTTGTATTTGATGTTGTTTTAACAATACCATTCTGTGATCCACCACCTGCCTGTCTCATGTATTGACCAGCAACAACACTTAATGCACTTCCTAATGTTAATACAATCTCAGTATTTGTTGTCATTACCTGAGTTGATGTAAATGTAGCAGCACTTGGAGCATCAGTTGAGTTCTGTAAACCAGTGCTGTCAAAGTAAACAATACCATGAGTTGCGAAGTCACCTGCCTGATAATAGATACCTTTAATATCTAAATTACCTCTTGTTCCAGTTACAACTTCATTTGTTACTGTTGCATCAGGGATATAAGTGAAACTTCTTGCAGGAGCCTGACTATTCTCACCTGTGCTATCGTTATATCCAAAGAAACCTATTTTATTATTTGAGGTTCCAGAACTTACATTGTAGTTGAATGAAATACCACGGTCAGTATTAGTATCAAATCCGTGTGTAATTGTCAACTGAACTGTAGTTACAATTCCAGCAGTTGTGTTGTTACTAATGAAGACTGTACCAATACCAGTGCCACCTGAAGGTGCTTGATATGAATGAATGGTAGTATTACCGGGAATTGAGGAACTACCCGCAATAGCATCTCCTGTATTAATACCAACAACAGAATCAAGTACAACTGTAGATGTTCCAGATCCAACTGTAGTCATTACAGTTCTCTTACTGGTTACATCACCAACACGCATAATTGCGTCGTTGACTGTTGCAGTTGTTGAGTTAACTTGAGTTGTTGTACCATCAACTTGTAAGTCACCCTTAATGATAACTGTACCTTCATTACTTAATCCACTTGGATATGGGTCAATGAATAATTGATTACCACCACCAGATTGAGTCTGAATGATGTTTGATGAAATTCCAATATTTCCTACTTCTATCTCACCTTGTACTATGATCCCATTGGATTTAGTCTCAATTTTTTTAGCCCCATTATGATATAACTCAACTGAGCCACCATCAGTAAATTTCGCTTGAACTGCATTATCAGCAGCATTTTTAACTTGAACTAAACTACCTGTGATATCAAGTCCACCAGTTCCAACATCCTTGATCTTGCTGTTGGCCCCATCATGAAATATTCTTAAATCTTGTCCATCACCGAATTGTGCTTCGACGTTATCGGGAAGATGTATATTAGAGACAAATGTTACACCACCTCCAACATTCAACTTACCACCTACAAAGAGGTTCTTTTCAATACCAACACCACCTTCTACTATGACGGCACCAGTATCTTTATTAGTTGACTGAGTTGTAATATTAAATCTTACGTCAGCACCCGTGAAGGTTAATTGATCAGTTCCATTCTCATCATATTCAATTTGAGAATCTGAACTTCCAGCATCACCTTGTGTGCCACCACCAAATCCTAGTTTGGTATCATCTGGAACTCTTATTTCACCAGTTCCATTTGGGTTTACAATTACATTTCCATCAGTATTTGTTGATGAGAATGTATTACCATCTAACGTTAAATTATCTACATTCCATTGGTCTACCTTTCTGTTTTGATCCAGAATGGCGACGAATCCATTAGCAGCAGTTGTTGGGTTTGCCTGACTAGCAACCTTACCCGGCTCAATACTTAATAAGTCGGTGTAATATCGACCACCAACTATTCGTGGGTTATCACCGGAGTCACCAGCGAATAATCTACCACCAAAATTACCATGAGTTCCTACTCCGACGGTTAAACCTAATTCACCGAAGTTAAGAGTTGACGGTTGGGCTATGCCCGTCGATCTTTTGACTCGTATTATGCTGGCCATTTAGAAGTTTCCTCCATTGATATCTAAATTTTGTACTGTTCCGGGTGTCAGTTGTAAAGTCGCTTCAAATTTTTGAGTTGAGGAGTTGAAAACTAAAACCATCCCATTTTGAGGGTTTAATATGTCAGTGTCACTTAATCCTGCTAGGGATCCACTAACATTACCTGCTAAAGAGGATACAACTCTCGTTGCATTTTGTTGTCCAACTCTAACTTTGATGTCGGCCATCAGCGAGTCACTCCTTGTCTTACTAAAACTGATCCTTCAACAACTCGTGTTACTTCACCTGCACTATCCGAAACAATTACGTCATAAACGTATCTTCCGGGTTTTAATCCAGCAGTTGTTGTGCTTGTTAATCCAACTTGAATTGAACCGTTATCAGCGTTTGATACTGATGCGGTAAAAGTTGCTGCAACACCTGTGCTTCCTGAATGTTTTCTCATTTGAGAAGATACCGTAAATCCAGCTAAATTTAATGCTGAATTAGTTGATGTATTTTCTAATGAAAATGTTTGTTGGAAAGTAGCACCAGTGTTGATTGTCAGATTGCTAACATATACAGCTGCCATCTATGAAATGATATTAGATCTATACTTTATTTATATTTTAACCATCTATGAATTTTTTTCGATTAAATCGCTTAAAAGTCTCTTGAGTGTATCTACCTCAGACTTTAAACTATCTAATTCAGATTTTTCGATAGTTTTTCTATTTTTCATCTTCTTATATGCCATATAACCAGAGGTATCACAATTAATGATAGCCCCTGATTTCTCATCACGGTAAAGATGTTTGTGTCCTTCAACTGGAATCATGCTAATGCGATTGCTCTTATGTCCTTAAGTCTTGGTGCTTCGGCTTCATTTGTACCACTAAACACCACCTTAATTACAAATCCTGTAAATTCTTGAAGATTATCAGCACTAAACTGGTATTCTAAGAATTCACCACCAGTGCTAGATGGAACTAAAGCATCTGGTCTTCCACTGTTTCTAGAGAGATCAATAACTTCATCACCAAAACCATCACCATCAGTGTCGAGTAAATTATCAAATCCGGGGAACAATTCATATGATTGTTCACCTGCACTCACCTCATCACTGAATAGTTTATACAACACCCTAAAGTCTGCTGATTCTGGTCTATTTGCAGTAACAAAGACTTGTAAAGAAGTTGCTGGTTGTTTCAAATCAATTCGATTTGAAATGTAAATTCCTGCGTGTGGATCATTAGTATTTAGTTTTACTCTTTGATCTGATGCATAATCAGATATTGGTTTATTCAATCTATTTCTAATATAGAGAATTGAACCATTCATTGTATCAAGAATTGGAGAAAGGTTTCTATCACCAGATAACATCCTAACTGCTAAAGTGCTTGATCTATTCTTAGGAAGAGAATTTAAATATGCTGTCTCGTTTACAGGAGATGCCACAATTCTTGGAGATTTTAAAGAATTAATTGAATTCATCTTAACATCCTCGAATCCTTGATCTAAGAATGCAACTTCATTACCACCTGCACTTCTACCACTAACACTTCTGACTTTCGCAGACAATGCAGTTTGGCCAGGAGTTATGAAATTAAATCTTGGGTAAATCTGATTATACTGAATGTTCTGAGAAGCAAAGATCTCATCACCACCACCAATTCTATTATCGGTAAAGTTAGCCATGGTGTCTCCCTGAGACCTATTTGGTAAATGAGCACCTACTCCAGTTCCACCTCTATTTGCACCTCTGTCAATTTGAATGTAATACTTATCAATATCACTCTCAGTTACCAATAGTGTTGGTCTAGTTGAGAATTGATGTTCTGAGTTTATACCTGTTAATGATAAACCATTCAATTCATACTTTTGAACTATGCTTCCTTTTGCATGTTCACGAATTGCTGAACCATCTATACCCCTCACAGATATATCAAGTGTTTTATCATCATTTTGAATACCATCATAGAAAATAATTTCATTATTAACTTTTAGATATCCCTTAGATGTTGTGATACCTTCAAATCTAGAGAATTCACTTGTTGCAGCAACACCAGAAGCTGCAGGATCTGATACAAGTAACTGAGTATCTCCAATATCAAGATCAGCATCAAGCACCATTACCTGAGTGTCTGGTTCTACGTTTGATATTTGAAGTTTATCTACACCAGAGTGCATTCCATGATTGTATTGTGATACTTCAAGAACATTACCTGTATGAAGATCGTCAATAACAGTTGAATCACCATCAACTAAAATATTGGTACTGCTACCATCTTGAACATTAGTAAATGTCTTATTACCCGGAACGAATCTCAATAATTGTGCATTATTTCCAAAATTCTCACCTTGAACATCAGTGAGATATAAGGTATCGACTTGATTACTTTGAAGAGATCCAATAGTGAGTTGTGCTCCAGTTCCACTTCCTATACCACTTGAGGATGTTACGATACCTACAACATCTCCCACGGAGTATCCAGATCCTCTGTTACTAATACCTGCGACAGCAGTAACCTTGTCTCCGGGAGCTGAACTGGTGTTTATGGTAATTACCAATCCCGTTCCATTACCAGTAATCGCAAAGGTATTAGCAGTAGTACCAGACAAAGCTGATGGATATCCAGATCCTTTACTAGATACAGAAAGTGTACCAACTTTACCACCAACTCTTTCAATTCTTCCTCTTGGTGATGTGGTGATACCTGCGGCTGTAGCAGTTCCTTCACCAATAATTTCACCGATATTTAATTGACCACTGGCAGGTACATGTGAGTCAATCTTAACTTTTAATTTTCTAGGTAAAGTACGTAATGCGTTTGGTAATAAATTAGATACCTGTGCACTTTCATAATTTAATTCAGGGTTATAGAAGAATAAAGTAGCGTCTCTTGATTTGGCAAAATCAGCCTTGTAAAGAGTAAACTTAAGATCTTCAAACTGACTTGCAGTCCAAATAGAACCGTTTTGAGATTTAAATAAACTACCACCAATATACTGTTTGGATATAATAATACTTTCTGCATCAGGTAGTGTTTGTGTTCCAATAGTGGGCTCACCCATTCTACCTACCCATGCTTCATAATTATCACTTGAAGGTGCTAATAGAACTACTGCATAATCTTGTCCACCCTCAAGGTAAATTGGTGATGGGAATTTTATGTTTGTTGCCACTGATGCATCTTCAGAAATATTAATCTGTGAAGGTTCAAGAACAACTTGAGCATAATCCTGTAACAAGATAAGTGTAGGAATACCAAGTTCAACAGTTCTAATCTGAACTGTAAGTTTTTCTCTTTCATCTTTTGATCTAAAAAATAGATCAACTGATGTTAGGAAAGCTCCAGATTCGTCAACAGTAAATGATTGTGCTAGAGGGTCATCATATTCAATAACAACTGTCTCACGAATAACGTTAGTAACCTCAGTAACGTTAGTAACATTGGTAACTTCAGTCACGTTAGTAACATTGGTAACATCAGTAACCTCAGTCACGTTAGTAACGTTTTGAGTAATCTCTTCGGTAACGTTTGTTATATTGAATACAACGGGTTCTGGAGGTGGTGGTGGAATACGAACGACCACTGAAGACTGTCTAAATGTATCTACAACACCACTTGTACGGTATGGTGTTTCTACTTCAGTGATTGATGGATCACCTAATAGTGGTCTTCCATTAGTTTCACTTGATGTTAATTTGAAAGTTTTAGTTCCATTTGTAAACATCAATGGTGGTGAAGGAACTGTCAAAGGATCCCTGAAGAAGAACGATCCATTTAGATCACCCAATATATCAGTTACCAATCTTATGTTTGATACAGTCGCTGTGGCCCCACTTTCCTGACCAACTAAAGTTAATCCACTAGTTATAAATCCAAAGAATCTTCCTTGTGCTTCCTCAACTAATGAAGCAACATCAATATTTAAAATTGTAGATGCTGATGAATATACACTAGGAACTGTAAGACTTGTATTATATGGATCAGTTGTAAAAGTTGTTGTTGGTGCAGCTATACTACCCGTCTTATGATTTGGTGCGCATGTTCTTGCCACAAATATTCTATCTGCTCCATCAAAACCCTCAACAATTTCATTAATACTAAAAGCACCAGAACTCATTGAAATTTCAATTAATTTTGGAATAACATCGATACCACTCGTACTATCAAAGAAAGGATATAATCTTGTAGTGGGTTTCATTCCAGAAACATCAAATTGAACGTTCCTAGATCTAATATGAGTATCAGGTTCACTACTTATTATTTGATCAGATGTCCATGTGCCTTGAACATCACCTAAAACAGTTCTTGTTCCACCATCAATAATAACATTTCTTGTCCATGTATCAGCACTTGGATTTAGAGTCATTCTTCCTCTAAATGTCACAATATTAAATGGGTTTACATTTTCAACCCTTGAAGCAAGTGGTTGTGTTATCCACTGTCTCTCATCATAATCAAGAGTTATTAGATCACCAGTTTTTCTTATACCAGAATCTAGTAATGCTAGATCATCTGAAAAATCTGCTGTATTTGAATTAAGTGAAGGATTTAGTGCTAATTCAGGTTTGACTGAATAGAAGTCAGTTGGTGTTACCAAATGCTTCTGACTAGCAATTATATCGCACTTACAATCCGGGTCACTTCTATCAAGTAAACTAGCATCTTGGAAATCATCAACAAAAAATCCAGTTTTAAATCTAGATAAACCATCAGCATCTTGAATTTGAAGTGATTTGGTATCTAATTCTAACAATGATAAAGAAGTTGCAATCTCTAAATTTTCTATTCTATCTTCTAATCCACCAATATCTCTCATGGTGTATCTGCGGTTATCGAGTAGTTTGATAACTGCGTCTTTTGGATTGTAAAGATATGGTGGTAACTCAATTGTACCAATAGTCATCGCAGTTTCAACATCAAGAGGAACCAATGGTTCTTGTGATGATACACCCTTAAGTATCTGGAACTCACCCCTTAGATAGTCAGGGCCTCTGGAATCAGCAATATCTAAAACAAGTTTATCAATTCTTGGTAGATAAAAACTAAAATCTACTACAGACGATTCATTTGGTGCTGGAATTAAGGTTGGATTACCTGTTCCTGATTGACTAAAATCTCTACTAGCAAAGTCAAAAGGAGATGTTGAACCAGTAAAATCTTTAACTCTTGGTCTAAAATCAAGAGCATCTGATGCTCTTAATCCATTAGAAAATAGAGGTACATCTTTAAAACTTTCTACTGGATACGAACTAACTGTATAAACATCACCCGTATCATCTGAAGGAACTGTAAATTTATTGTAAAATACTTTTAATATTCTAGATGGGACTTGTGCACCATCCTTTCTCACTAATCTGGAATAATCATAATATTCATCTCTTTGACCTTTATCTAAGATATAATTAGAAGTTATATCTTTAAATTGACCAAGTGTTATACCCTGTAAATTAGTTGTAATACTAGATTCTTCAAATGTTATTGATTCTCCAATAATAAATTTATTTCTAGTAAGATTAACTATTTCTACTGTTGTTGCATTTACTTGTCCTACTAAAGCTGCAATAGCACCACTTGTGGAACCTATGATTTTTTCACCTAAAACAGTTGCTGTATTGAGTGATAATCCACTTACAAAAATTAATTTATCTGGAGTTGGAGCTACTCCTGTTGTGGATTCAAAAACTTTAAGTACTTTTGTTACATCAGTTGTGTTTAATGATATTTCTTTATCATCAATTCTTAATCCATAACTTGGACTATGAGTTAATCCATGAGTAGCAATACCCACTGGACTAGCTTTAGAAATAGTAATCGAATTTGCTCTTGATAATACTTTACTTTTTGGAGAGATTACATTTTTCTGTACAGTAAGAGTTATTGTTGATGCAGTATTTGATAATCCATTTATAGTTACTGTAGAATTATTATTACCCAAAACAACTTGTGATCTATCTAACTCTTGATAAGTTCCATTTGTGTTTAAATTTACTGAGTATCTTTCACCATCAAATGGCACAAAGAATGCACTTGTTATCCCAACATCAGATAAACTTACAGTAACTGAACCACTTGAAGGTGTTTTTTGTATCTGTTTTTTAACTAAAATACTTGATGATTCTAAAGAAACATCAGAAACATTTCTTTTAGCAAGTTCTGCAAAAAGTCCTTTACTTACTTTTAATATTTTTGGACGGGCAATATGAATACCTGTTGGTGTAGCACTTGCCAAAACAGTTCCTACAGAAACACCAGTAACAGTTGTAGATGCTGCTAACGTAACATTCTGCAAATTATCTGTTATAGCACTAACTCTATTAATTCTTGGAGCTGCATCTGATGTTAAATTAACAATTATATGATCATTAATTTTTAGTGACCCAAATGTTATACCAGCACACTTTAATACATTTGAACCATCAACATTAACTTCGTCTCCAATTCCAAGTCCTTTAATAGGAATAGCTTCAAGCAATAAGTCACCATTAAAATGTGCCCCTGTTCCAAATGGATTACTAGAAAATACCGATAAAACGTCCTGTGTACCGTGCTTCAAAACTGCTTTAGTGGATCCATCATCTCCTGAAATATTTCTTACAAGATCTAATCTTCCATTGATTCGTATCTGCTCACCTGCAATAAATGTTCCAGACACATTTCTAAGTTTTATAGTTGCACTTCCACCACCCTGAAATGCAGCAAAACCACTAGCACCACTTGTTAACCCTTCAACAAATGATGTAGCAGGTAATTCTGTATTTGATACTGCCAAGTTCAATATCAAATTAGTAAACATTTGCACGTCAAAGACATACAAATCATATACTGTAGAAGCATCGGTATGTTTTCCATTAGCATTCTCTAATGCATATGCTCTTGCACTACCTATTTGAGAACCCTGAGCCGTACTATTTCCACTACCAGATCTTTGATTTAATAATTGTATTGTAGTATCTTGATTTAAACCAAGTTTAGGTGCACCTCTAAGATTATTTAATTTAAATAATGTTCCTAATGCAAAGTTGACAGCAGAATTTTCTAAATTTTCTTTATCTCTTGGTTTATCTACATCAATAACTGAAGTGCCAGATTTTTCTACATCATATCCTCTAACGTATGCTTTACCGGGGGAAACTTTAACACACATCAATTCCTCTACAGGAATATTACGCATATCTGTAGTTTCACCTGCTTTATAGACACCTTCATTTGAAAGCCCGTCATTTAAACATTCATTAACTTCTACACTGTAATTACCTACAGAATAGTTTCCAGATTCTTCATAAGTTCTTTTTGCGAAATAATCTTTAATTAATGAATATTCTGCTTTAGGTGTAGTTCTTTTTAATTGACCATTATCAAGACGAACTAATTCTACGAAGTTCTTATCATTAAAATCTGTTAATGGTTTTTTAATTAACTTTGTAGATATTTTTAATCTATCAGCACCGGGAGCTGCAAAATTGGAGAATCCTCTTGCGTTATCATATAAAGAACTATCATCTTTTGCAGTAATTATTTCCTCTTGAATGAAAAGACCAACTCTATAATTTGGTGTATTTGTATATGGATCTAGTACAATTTTATCACTAGTAACATTTACAAAATGTCCACGAATAAAGAAGACACCATCGGCTATAGAAACTGCTGAACCTACCCTAGATGCATCACTATCAATCAAAGTAGCTACAGTTTCACCTGATGCTATTTGTGTGTTTCCATAAGTGATAGTCTCTTCTATGAGGAGATTTTCACCATCTTCCATAAAAGAAACATTCTTGTCAGTTCCTGAATCAAGATATTTGACAAATATTGTCAAATCAGTAATATCATTTGCATCTGATGGTAACGCATAATTATCTAACTTTATTCTAATTCCTGTATTTTGACCTACTAAGGTTTTACCCTTCAAATTTTCAATGTAGAGGGATACTGGAATACCTAAATGATCTGAATTTAACTTAATAGAGTAATACTCATAATCATAATTTGTATTTCCGGGGATCACCATCGATCCCTCTTTAAATATATGACTACCAAAAGACTCAACTTGATCCTGTAATATTGACTGTAAAGTTGTTAATTCACGAGCCTGTACAGGTTTACCCGGATTAAATAATACCCGATAAAATTGATTATCCTTGGAAAAGTCGTCGAAATATGGACTTATATTGAGATTCGTTTTTTGTGGCATTTTTTAAAATTCCAGAATAATTTTGATGTCTTCTTTTTGTCTTGAATTTCTTGTAATAGTAGCCCTATTATCAATGTATAGTAAATCACCTGACCCTTTATTTATTTCAGGAGAAGCAAGACCACTTGTGAAAGAAACACCGAGAGCAACATTACTACTATTTACCGTAGTAATACCAGCACTAAATGTTGTTTCTACGGATCCACTTCCTCCGGGAAAAGCAACCTGACGGTTTGTTGATTGGAAAGGTATTTCTTGACCACCAAATTTCACATTCTGATAATCAGTTTGATCTGATCCATTTCCAAAATACAAAGACCTATCTTGAATATATTTCAAGACTTTAGTATCTGCATCAAAAGAAGCAATATATCCAGTGGCAGTGCTACCAGTTCCAGTGGCCTGCTCTATCTTATTACCTATTACAGGAGTTCCTGCAATTGTCTCAAATTTAATTGCCTTTAGAGATGAGAAGGAACTTCCAGTATAAACTGAAGTAGTTCCGAATGAGGTTGGATTTTTTATTAAAGATACTTGTGCAAATTTAGTATCAACTGGAAAATCCTTTGTAGAGTCATCAAATCTAGCATAAACTAAAACTCTATCTGCACCTAATTCTTGATATAAATCAAAACCATGACCTTTTGATGGAGGTATAATGGTAATTAATTTAGCAGGAGTATTTGCTACTACAGCCGCAGTATTTGCACTACTTAGATCAACAACTCCAAAAGTATATCCTTGTCCACCGTTTGATACCGTTGTATTGGTTATTTTACCACCAGTGATATCAACAACTACCTTTCCACCTGTGCCATCACCTAAAATATCAAATTCACCACCAGTTCCAGTATAATTATCTCCTTGATTATCAATATATACTTTCTTTATTTGGTTGTTATGTATGGTAGAATCTCCATTTTCACGAACTGATTGTATTTGAGCATCAATTGAAGTAGGCCAATCATTTGGTAAAGCAATAAATTCAGTTGAGTCAAATTTTATAATATCACTTGGATTCACTGTAAATAGGAATTTCCAAACATAACCATCTTGACTTTGACCAGCTGCTGATGGTTCTAAGTCAGTAAATGTAGGTTGATCTTCCGATGCATTTCCTGTTGTGTTTATCCCTGATGATCCATTATCAATACAAATATAAACATTAAAGTTTTCATTCATTACATAGTAATTTGAATTATATAATCTCGTTGCTTTTGAGTTTGGTGCAGAATTAAGTGTACTATAATCATGACGATACATGTCATACTTAATTCCCTTTGTCCAATCAATACGTCTAACTAATCTTCTAACATTTGTTGATGTGACCCTTTTACCAAAAGTTGTCGTATCACCAATATGATTTACATTATCAATGTTATCGGTAGGATTTGGAGTAGCTGTATCCCAGTTATTCTGTCTACCAAACGCAGTAGTAGGATTTGCAGGATTTGGTAGTCCGACACAAACATAATAAGAATTAGTTGTAGAAGATACCCCTGCAACAAAATTACTTGCGTTTAATATTCTAAACTGGTCTGTAACAATTGCTGGCATTTATTTATTGTTTTTTTCTATATTTATACTAGAAATCATCATGGTGTGTGACCTTTCCTAAGTGCTCCAGTATCACGAATACCAAAGACTCTTCTTTGGATGGTTGGGAAAGTTGAAATTCCTAATCCATTACCGCTTATAATAGTATTTCCAGTAACGCCAATTGCTATTGGATTATTTCTGGATATTGCAGCACCACCACCACTAGAATTAGTTAGATAACCCCATGAGAATTTACCCCTAGTTCTTTCTCTTACATATATCACACCATTCATACTTGCATGAGGGGTTGTGCAATAATACACAAATGATGTATGCCCAACTCCAGCAGTATTGAATGTTAGAGTTCCATTTGATAGGTTGTTATTTGTAACTCCTTCGGGTGCGGTTAATGCTGCTCCACCATATGTTTTTGCTATTCTTATTGGATGAGCTCCTATAGCACTAACAATGCTTAATACATCACCTTCATCGAGATAAATGGTTCCATTTGCTGCATTTGATAGGGGAGTTTGTGTACCAAATTCCGATCTGTGCTTACCATTTAAAACATAATTACTATTCCCATTTGCTGTGAATGTAACGCTGTATGGTAGGTTTACCTCGGCATTATTTATTCCAGTGGTGTTTATACCAGCTCCCTTAACATTAACTTCAATCTCTGCATTATTTGAATGTCTATTAATATTCTTGATAATATAAACATTATCTAAGAATGTTCTTCCAATACCAACTACATCGTTATCATTTCCACTCTCATTTAAACTTGTTACACCATGACCCACATTAGTATTTGATATAAAGATTGGCATGGTAGGTAACAAATCAGTGAATGCCTGACCAGATGCAGCTTGTAATCCAATTCTAAGTCCTGAAGTTGAACCTATAGTTATTGTAGAAATACCTGTCACTATACCAGAGAAACCTTTAACATGAGTGATGTTTGAAACTGTTTCTTCAATTGGTTCAGGTGAAGATATCACTACGTTTGGACTTGCATTGATTGTATTTGTTACAATTCCACTTGAGGAATCTGATGTTGAAGTATCACTGAATAATTCTATTGATCCTGTATATCCAGCACCTGCGTTTGTGATCGTCACAGAAGTCACAACACCATTAGTAATATTTGCAGTTGCAGTTGCAGTTGTTCCTCCAGAAACCACTGATATTGGAGGATTTGCGATTAATATGGAAGTTGAACTGCCAACATATCCCTTACCACCATCAAGAATTGATATGGCAGATATTGTGCCAGTTCCTGAAACTGTTGCACTTAATTTTGCTGGTCTTGATCCTAAATTATCAAATATTTGAGTAGAGAAGTTAATACTTGATACTGCAGAATCATTATCCTTCTCATATTCAAAGAAGTTAGAATCGTCAACATATATTCTATCAGTTGATACACCAATATCACCAATAATTTTTGCTGTTGGGAATACTAAAGGTTCAATTGAATCTCTGGCTTTTGAAACAATAACACCATTTACAACCTTATCAATCTTTTGCTTACTCCAACTCAAAGTCTTTAAAGATGCAGAGTCATTAATTCCTACACCAGTGTAGATTTCTGTTTCAAAAGTATCAACAGTAGTGATACCTGAAACAGTTCTCTTTTTCTGCTGTTGGTCTACTATCAGTCTTGTATTTGCATTTGTAAGTGTAGTTACATCAGCATTTGCTTGAAGTTGAACTAAGTCACCATCTTTTATAGTTTCTTTTGCATCTATTTCAGAAACATCTTCTGCAGAAGTACCTTTGTAGAAGAATATTGTAATATTATCATCAGGTTCAGGTGCCACTGTAAAGTTAAATGTTGTTCCACCTTCAAATGTATATGAAGATCCGGGTTCTTGTAATACACCATTTACGTATATTACAAGTAGTGAATTCATATCAATAAGTTGAGAATCAACTGAAGCACCAATATCAAAACTTAACAATTCCTGATTGAGTCTAAGTGGGAATCTTGTTCTTACACCATTCTGCAAACTATTAATTGGATCGATGAAATCAAATTCACCAAAGTCCCAAGCAGAGAACTTATCTGTAAATATTTCAGTAACTTCTAATGTGAAATCTTGTAGTGTTGCACCTCTTGCAGTTACTAGTCCAACTGGTTTAATAACATCACCAACTTTGAATGAATGTCCAGGCCTTGTAATCTTAAAGGATTCAATTTCAAATAATGTCGATCCAATACCTACAGTAGAACTAGAACCAACATTTAATGATACGAGTAAAGATTCACCAGTATCAGTTGTTGGGCCTATTCCTAGTCTAGAAACACCTTGAACTGCCATGTTGTCATATGTTGGTTGTGGGAATTGGAATCTTGGATTTACATAATCTGTACCACCAGCACCGATGTTAATATCTAATGTTCCACCCACACCAATGTTTCCAGTTGCTGAAGCACCAGTACCTGCTCCTCCACCAAATCCAATGAAAGCAGTAATAGTATTTGTCGTTACCGCAGTAATTACAGTTGCAATACCAGCAATCGGATCAGGTAATCCTGTAGTTTTAGAAAGTGCACGAGGATATGCGTGATTTGATGCGAAATTGTCTCTTGAGCATGTAAATACAACACTTCCAGTATCAATACCAACAAAGTTACCAGCACTTAATCCATGACTTGCTATTGTTAATGTGAGCAATCCAGTATGTGAAATATATGTTGCGTTAGTTGCAGTTCTCTGGGTTGCAGCAAATATATTATTACCTGATGCATTTGTTCTAATTGATCCAACACCAGCACTTACAAATCGATGTTCGTACGCTAAGTCAGTAATACCGATAGCAACTGTGCCTCCAACTGGTCGATATCCAGATCCAAAGGATAATGTTCCGGGAGGTCTTGATGGAGATACTGATTGATCATATACTGTTGATCCAATACCTACAGCTGTAATTACACCAAATTGATTTAATATTCCAGTAACAGCAGCACCAATTAGAGGAGCCACTCCACGTCCACCAGATGATCCAACTGAAACAACCATTCCACCCCTTGGAAGTTGATTCTGGTTCACATCAAGATTGCTTATGATCTTATTACCAGTTCCTTCAGAACTAATTCCAGTAAATACTATATCTTGAGCACTTCCCCCAACCTCAATAAAACTATAATTATTGTTCAAATTATTTCCAGTGGTTGGTTTTTGGAATATACCATTAATTAATACAAGAGAACTACCTGTAGTAATTCCAGTTGTGTTTGCACCACCAACTGTCATTCTAAATGTATCTTCAATTCCTGTAAATTTAGTTGATACGTCATCAAATATCTGATTAGCATCATAAGTTTTTCTTAAATAAACTCTACCTTGGAAATCAGATCTTTCTGGTTCTAAATTAGATAAATTTCTGGATAAACTATTTGTTCCTCTTGGAGGATCAGTGAAGTGAACTGTGCTATCAACAATATTGAATGATCCAGAGAATATTCTACCAATTGAAGATATTCCAGATTGACTATGAACTGCTGGTGTGGTTCCTAATTTTCCTCGTGAAACTTCTACAATAAAGTAAGTTCCTATACCAGTCACAGGCCCAACAGTTGTTGTTCCAACTCCAACTGAATTTACTCTCATAAATTCATCATTAAATTTAAGAGAATCACCAATATTAATTGATGATATTCCAGATATACTAAACGCAGTCGTTGTTGATGATATATTTCCACCAATATTATGCTGAAGACCAGTTGTTACTGGTGTAAATGACATTGGAGATTGAATCAATCCATCAACAACCAACACACTCTTCTCTAATTTCTTCTTCATCCCTAATTGATGAGCATTACCAGATCCAACTGTGGCAAATGTAAGTGCGGTTCCACCCTTAGTTGCTGCTATCTGGAATGTATCATTAGTTAATTTTTTAGCAAATACAATTGATGGAACATTAGTATTATGTGCGGTTGTCATTGCAGTAGCAGCAACCCCAATAAATGTTGATTTTGGAGTATAAACTAACTCTTCACCATCGGAGAAGAAATGATTATCAATACTAAACACACCAGTCGATGTATTAATACCAACTCCTGTTGTTGGATTAAATGTTTTCGCAAAAATTGGAACATCATTATGCTTAAGTTCAAAGTCAGTTTTATTTGTTCTTGTTCCATTTTTTGCATTATATTGGAACACACTTACAGACTCACTAATTCTTCCATACTTAAGTTCATCTGGTATATTGCGAATATCAATATCCCTATAGATAACTTCACTTAAATGTTGAATATGATGCTTTCCTGTCCCAGAATCAGGATGGAATTTTAATACAAAATTACTTGATGTAAGATTTGCAGAGAATGTACCAATACCTGATGTACTACCAATTGATACGAATGGATAATGAACTGTATGGGTGTCTGATCCATTATGGATAGCTACAACTTGATGAATTGCATGAGTTGCTCCTGCACCAACAGCAGTCCCAAGTCCGACTTTTACAATACTTCTAATTGCACTAAATTTATTTGAATCTACTCCGACTATATTTGAAACTGCAGAACTTTGAACAGATGATATACCTGACTGTAATATTAATGTTCTTTCTGTACCATCAGGTTGTCCAGCATTTTTGAACCTATGCAATCCAGTAAGGCCTTCTGTACCAAAACCAACAACTTTTGCACTTACTTGAATCTCATTAGACTCTGTATTATGGAAGTTAAGTTTAATAACATTATTCTCAAGTTTTGATGTAAATGTTCCAATAAAGTTTGATGAGAAATTTTGTGCTGAAGAAGTATCTGCATAATATTCACTAAAGAATGAATCTGTGCCATCATGAGTCACATAAATGTCTATATGATTCTTCTCGCCACTTGTAGTGTCCTTTACCTCTGCTGTAGCATAGAAAGCAGAGAAATTAGTTGTGAACCCACTAACAATCGTTGTAGTTGATCCCACAGCAACTCTTGATGTTGTAACACCAGTTAGAGTTACACCTCCAATGGCTTGATTACCACTAATGACAGGATCAGTATTAAATACGTTCTTAAGAATTTTAATATCCAGATCATCATTATTTGGATCTGTAGGACGGATAACCAATCTTGGATTACCCTCAGAAGTTATACCTACAATATTTGCAATTGTTGATGCAGTTGATACGATACTATTTTTTTCGATAGTGAATGTATCCGTAGTATCAGTGAGCACAACTACTTCATCAAGTTGGATTTCACCAGTTATTATATTCCTAGTTTGAACTAAGAATCTAGCAAAATCTGCATCAAGAGGAACATCAATTCTTCCTGTTAAGTTTGCATCTGCATTTGAGAATAGATCACGTATATTATCTACAGTAAGAACCCTATTTGTATTACACTGAATAAACTTAGCAAGTTTTGTATTTTTTAACTTAATAAACTTAGACTTAGTTCCATTATCGATTGTATCAACATCTGATGCAAGATCAAAATCATTAATAGTATCAACTCTTTGCTCAGTAATAATGTCTGCTGAAACAATTGTTCCGTTAGTTTGACCAATTCCTGCTGAAGCTATTGATGATATACCAACATCAGCAAAATTCTTTAATCCACTAGTATGAACTAAACGATTTACTGGATCAATAACTTCATCAAATGTTTTGGGACTTTGTATTGTATATGATAAATTTTGATAATAATGATTGTCACCTAAGACCATAAAGTCTTCACTAAGTCTACCAATTTCATCATTCCAACCTTTGGTTTGACGAAGTGAGTAATCTATATTAAATACACCTTTATTTCTTGTTAAAGTATTAATTGTGGCAACAGTTCCAGAGTTTTCTCCACGAATTTTATCTCCAAGTTTTATTTCAAAAGATCCCTCTAATTTGATAAATTCATCTGCACGATTATCAATAACAAGTAAATCAGTTTTAACAAATTTGTTATTCTTTTCAACTGAAATATTTTCACCAGTTCTAAACTCTGATGATTTTTGAGTTACTGTAAACTGAGGATAATCACTAAATTTAATTATAGTTGCGAAATTCTGAACAGAAAGACCTATACCGGGATTTGTTGCAGTATCTGGTAGTTCAAATTTAACAATAGCTGGATCAGTATTATTGTATTCTGTTACATTAAAGAATACAAATCCATTATCAGGAGAATTAAACCCATCTCCACCTGCGGTTGTAATACCAATATTTTCAACAAATACCTGTTCACCTACTGTAAACTGTGGTGTTGCAAATCCATTAATTGGTGTTTTTAATGTACATGTAACAATACCTGAGTTACTAGTCTCAAGATTAGTAATCTTATATCCATTTGTATTGTTTATTGTTCTTAATACATGAGTAGTATTAGTCAATCCTCTAGGTGATTCTAAAATCTCAACAGAGGTTATTGAATTAGCTGTCAATCCAACTTGTATAATTCCTTGATCACCAGTTAGTTTTCCAGTATCTGGATCAACAACAACTAGATCTGGAGTGGTTAGATACTTATCACCACCCTCTGCAATATTAACATCAACAATAGAATCAGAATTTATTAATGTTACTGTTGGAGATAATCTTGCTTCAGGCCTTAATGTTTTATCAGAATGATAATCAAAACCGGGATCTGTAATTCTGACATTACTAATTTTATTAATTGAATCCGACAAACATAAAATACTAGCATCATCACCATTAGCAGATGTAATACTTGAAACACCGGGAACAGTAATGTAACCAAATCCACCTGATGTTAAGTTTATTTTTTCTACACCACCAACAACATTTTTTGAAGCCGTACTATAAGATATTGTAGATCCTGTTCCTACAGTATATGAAGTCTGTTCTGGGACTTGATGTAAAGATACATCAAAAGTATTGGTTGTGATACCAAAAACTTTATATGATCCATTATATTCACTATCAGTATAATTTACTTTTGATGCATTAACAACATCAGGATCAGATGTGCTTATAAAACCAGTTTTTTCTAATGTGTAGAATAATTCATGTGGATTCGTTGAATTGTAATTCAAAGTTACGAATGAATTAGTGCCAATACCAGATGCTCCAGTTCTAGTAACACCAAAATTAACTGTTGATCCTGTTGATACAAATTCATTTTTAAATTCAGAATCAAAGTAGAAATTCAATTTGTATCCATTTAATGATGGATCTGAAACATAGAATTTTAAATTATCGTTTCTAACTATGGTTAATGGTGGATTTACCTTGAATAGTTGCTGACCACTTCCACCACTACCTGCAGTTAAAGGAACTACTGTAGGTGGTTCATTTTGAACATCATATAATGTTTCTGCTAGCTGGAAATTTTCATCATCAATTCTATAAACAAAATATGATCTTTCTGCAGTTAATCCTGTTGCTGGAGATGAAGCACTATAATATACTTTTTCTCCAGTTTTAAATCCATGTGAGGATGATATTTTATTACCAGAGATTATATCAGCCGCTGCAAAAGTTGTTGGTAATAAAAGAATCTTATCATTCTCAGCACTATACTTAACAACAATTGACGTTGTAATACCTGTTCCTTTAGATTGATTTGAAACTAAATTAAGATTTACTACATCACCATTCAATAAACCATGAGCTGAAGATCCTGTAGATACAGTAGTTGTAATTCTTTGAACTTTTGCAGTTACTTGATCAAAATTAGATTCTAAAGAATATTCAAAATTATTAAAAGTATCTCCTGTTCTAAAGAAAACAGCATCAGTATTAGCAGTTAATGCTAGTCCAACTACATCATCGGATATTTTTCTTATGAATACTGTTTGACTATTTCCTGATGCAGGTAAATTAAAATTAGCACCTTCTTGACCAATTTCTCCTAATCCAATAGCAAATCTACTTGCAGCATTTGTTGGTTTTCTAAGAATTACTTTTTGATTATCTTTAAATGGATGATTGGGTATGAATATTCCTTTGATGGGTATAGAAATTACTTCAGATAATTCACCTATGGTAAATGACTTACCAATAGTAACATTTCTACCATCTGCAAAAGCATTTCCAGATAAATCTTCTCCCGGAGTTGTTGTACCAACACCAACGGATTCTGCAGGGTTAAAGTAAACTATATCATTTGCTTTAGAGGTAAAATCTCCAATATCTGGAGATTCTATTGTAAAGAATTGTGGTATTGTTTGAACTAAACCACCTAATTTATGAGATACAGCTGCGTTTGATGGATGAACAATACCTCTCTTAACTCTTAAAATACTTCTTTCTCTATTGGTATTAAGAACTAATAATTTTTCAGTACCAATACCAATACTACTTCCAACCGATACTGAAGATGGGATAGATGCAAGGTAAATATCAGTTACGACTCCAGCAGATGTTTGGCCGGGTAATGCTTTATATAAAACGTTACTTGATGATGTAACACCAATATTATGAGAATTAGTTAACCTTACAACACTTGTTGAAAGTCCAGATATAGCAACAACATCATTAGTAGTTAAATTATGAGATGTTGCAATATACCCTGATACTTTACCAACACCATTTCTGACCATTACAACATCATCATAAGTTTTTGTTGCAGTAGTAACTGTTGTTACTCCTACTCCACCTACTCTTTCAACTAAAGCACTAGCACCACCACCCTCAGTTTTTTCATTATCAAAGTTTAAACTATCACCAACTTTATAATTATCACCTTTACTTACAATCTGAAAACCATTAATAGATCCCTTGGTGACTGATTCTACAATGGAAACTTGATCTTTAATTTCATAAGACTCAATGGCAAAATTGTAGTTTGAATTTTTATCAGATAACTTGTATGGTAAAGTATTTCTAGTTAAATCTGAACCATTAAAATCAAATCTATTTTGATCTAATATAAAATTATCTTCAACGGGATCAGATCTAAAAGTATCACCTATGAAGTATGGGAATTCTGGTTGAGATGTTACTGAAGATACCCCTGCAAAGTACGCATATGTGCCATTTGGAAAATCAGGTGTTTTACAATATCTACCATTACTTTCATCTAAATCACCCGCATTTGTATAAGTATGATCTTCAACAAAATATCCATTAGTAAATGTAGATGATGTTGGTCTGTTTACAACCTTAGATGTATCAATAACAAAACCAGTACGAAGATTAATTACAGCAGAACTATCATTATCTGCCTCTGAATATCCATATGGGCCATAAATTGGATTACCATCATACGCCCAACCAATAATTGGAGAGTGCACTAACGGTGTTGTTGTGGTATCACCAAAAGCAGTTTGTATTTTACCAGAATAACCAACAACAGAGTATTGTAAATTAGTTTCTGATTCTCTTAAAAGAATCTCATCACCAAATCTTGTAAGATTGTTAACTTGTAAGGATCTAATAGATGAATCTAAAATATGTCCTTGACCTGCAGGTGATATTTGTAAGGTAGGTGTAAGAGTGTATCCAATACCAGAATTAATAACTTTTACGTCAGTAATTTTACCACCAGATACCACAGATCTTAATTGTGCTCCAATTCCAGTGCCAACTCCAACTACGTTTAAATCTGGTGGTGATGTATACTCTTTACCACCAAATCTTACATCACATGATATAACCTTTCCATCTTTAATAATTGGATTTAATTCTGCATTTTTACCAGTCAATACTTTAATTTCTGGTTTTTTCTCAAAATTTAGAATTTCGGAACCATAATCTGTTCCACCCTCATGAACATATGCATCTACTAATGAACCTCTTATCTTAGGAGTAATTACAAGATCCTCATCTCTTCCTTCAGATGCAGATACCTTGGAATAAACTGCACTTACTGTTACAGTTACAGGTTCAAAGAAAAACTCATGATTTGAAGTCTTTGCATCTGTTATTCTTGTAAACTCACTTCTCAAGAAATTCTTATCTGGATCAGTGGCTCCAAGTCCAACATTAATTAATTGGAACTTATCATCATCTAACTTGAGAATTCTATATCTTGTAGTAGTTGAAAGACCTGTAATAATATCACTTACTAACGTGGTTGATGGTTGATATTGAACTAAATCACCAGTTACAAATCCATGATTCTTAAATTCAATAGCATTCTCAACAGTCGATATACCAACTGGTTTTACAATTAATTTTCTATTAGTATAATTAGTTCCTGCATCAATAACCTTTACAGATTTTAAATGCTTTTTCTTTTCTAAAGTTCTGAATTTATGCTCACCAGAGGCATTTTCAATAGTAAAACCAATAGTGTTTATCCCTGCAAGATAATCTGTTGCAGTTTCATATAAGTATACAGAATTTATACCTACAACTTTAGGATAATAAACTCCACCATCTGATAATGTTTTATTTTGAACTGAGTTAGATCCACCAAAATCACCTTTACCTATGGATGGAAAACCATTATTATTGTAGACTAATGGCTCACCATCTCTTAAATTATGAGATTTCTTGAATGAAATCCAATCATTAATATGATCTACACCTCCACGAATATTAGATAATCTCCCATCAAATTCAAATTCTCTAAATCTTTCAGTAACGACTGGTAATAACACCGCACCAGATCCATTACCACCTGAGAGGGTCACGGAAAGGACTCTATCAACATCAAAATTCTGTTGGTCAACTAATACCTCTTCTAGTTTTCCTTTTACTACAGGTTGAACTAGGGCAGTTGTGGCAGATGCCAATCCGGGTGCAGATATTTGAATTGTTGGAGGATTAATTACATCAAAGTTTTTACCTTGATTTAAAATCTTTAGTTCTTCAATCTTACCATAGAAAATTCTATCAAAAGACTTATAATTGACTATTTCTACGCCGTTTATTAAAATTCCAGTCGAACCTACCTTTGTCTCTACTGAGTTTCCAGATTTAATATCTACCTCTGCTGGAAACTTTCTAAGAATCTTTTGAGTTCCAATTTGCTCATTCTTATGCCTTAGAAGAACAAACTTATGAGAACCAGTTCCAATTCCAGCTGCATTTAATTCTATATGTGGTGGATTCTCATCATTGTCAGTAACAAGTATGAATGATCTTGATGGGAATAATCTAATAATTCTTCTCTTTCCTGCATTATCCTCAATAACTTTTACATAGTAAGTTGTACTGGATGTTAAACCAACTATAGGTGCATTTTCAGGGACATATAATACTGAATCACCATCAATAAATGGAACAGTGTCTATAAACTGTATCTCTTTAAATAATCCAGATATACTATTTTTTGTAATTAAACCTGATTGTAATGTATTAAGAGGATCATTACTTGGATCAGAAATTTCTATCTTTACAACAGTTTTCTCAATCAAATATGATGGCATTGATGATGATGCCACAAAATAAGTTTTATCTCTATCATTATAAGTATTTTGAACATTAGATGTAATTACATTATTACCAAATTCAAGATTTATACCTGATATGGCATTAGTTTTATCTAATTCTCTCTGTAGATCATGTTCTTTTCCTTGAAGATCTATAGGTTGATCTAAGTCTAATTGATTGCTGTTTGCGATTGTTTGTACAACGATTCCAGTTTTTACTGGTATAGTTTCTCCTTTTCTTATTAAAGAAACTTTATC